TGAAGTAACTAATAGAGGTAAAAATGTATTAGCATTTTGTTTCCTTTCTTTTTTAGTTGTATAAGTAATAGCATAGTGTTTTAGTATTGTCAACAGGAAAAAGTGTTGCATTTTTGCAACACCTTTCCATTTTAATTATGCAACTAATTCAAGTTTCTTAAACTCATTAGAGCTTATCCATTTAGATACTTCCTGTTCTCTTGCCCACATTGATAAACTTTCAGTATCATTGCCCATTTCTTTTAGCTTAAATCCATTATGTTCATCAGCATAGCTAGAGTAATTAGTAAATGCTGAATATAATGCAAATACATTTTTACCTCTATTAGTTACTTCATGTTGATATAAGGCATTCATTTTTTCAGCTTTCCTATCTGATTTAACTATACCTTTTATGATATCTGCAACATCAACTCCATCAAGTTTAATGTTTGCCCATGCCTGTAACTTTTTAGATTGTGCATAAAAATCTTGTTTAGCATTTTGTAATTCATTGATGAATGTATCAATACTAAACCTACTAGTATTTTTACGTCTAACCTTATCGTATTCTCCTCTAATTTGTCCATTGGTGCAGAAAAAATCTATTGCTCCAAAAAATACTTGATTAGACATACTACCATCAACACCATGTAATGCTATGATACGTTCAGCTATTGTTGTTTCATGTACATCAGTAGTTATTTTAGTAGTTACATTAGGTAAAGTTATATCAGCTATTATAACTGCATTATCTTTAGCAGTAGATACTTTAACTTTAGCATCAAATAGTTCATATGGTGTTCTATTTTCTTTTATAACTTTTTCTACACCATCAATAAATTCTCTATGTGATGTTGTATTAAAACTATTTCCTACTATTCCTATTGGTGTATCAGTATCTTTATTGATAACATACTTTTTAGTAGGCAATCTTGTTTTCTCATAATCAATATCAAATAATAAATTATCATCTAAAGTTATTAATCTTTTTGTATCTAACATTTTTAATTTCTCCATTGTTGTTGTTTAGTTATACAAGTAGACTATTATAAAACAATCTACTTGTAAATAGTTTTTTTAATTATTTTTGTCTTTTAATAAATTGACCTGTTAAAGCACATCTACTTACATAAAAGTAGCCTACGTTATGTGAGATTGTACCTTTTTTTCCATACCTGTTAGTAGTACGTCTAAAGAGTATGTTTTTATTTCCTATTGGATTTTTTATTATTGTGTTGGTTTTCATTGTATTTTTCCTTTCATTTTAGTTATACAATTCTTTTATATTTATGTTATGTCATATAACTAATTATATGTCAATAACTTTTTTTAACTTTGTTATACTCCATTCTATATTTATTTAAACCACCTAAAGACAATTTCATAATTCTAAATTTAGTTTCAATTTCAAATTGTTGTTGTCTTTTCCTGTTCATTAGTTTTAATTTTTTAACATTAACTTTGTACTGTTTCATTTTTATTTCCTCTTATTATTTCTTTTACTAAAACATAATCTTGATATTGATTTAATGACATACCTATTGTATTAACATTGCACCATTTATCTATAAAGTTAGCTAAAAATTTAACATCACTTTTTAATCGTTGTATTTCCTGTTTTTGTTTCATGTTTAGTTTTTTCATTTTAGTAATTCCTCTATTTTTGTTTCATTTACTACTTCTACTTGATATCCCATTGATGAAATAGTTTTTAAATTTTCTATTGATAATGTTTTAGTTTTAGCAATATTGGAAAATGCTTTTGATGTATCACAATTAGGATAAATTAATTGATTGCCATAAACATTTTTAATTATTATTTCTATTTTCATTTTATTAATTCCTTTTGTTGTTAATTATATTTTTTCAATTATAACGTCATCATATCCTTTAAATATCCATTCATCAGCATCTTTTTTAGCATCTTTATAGTTAGTATAATAATCATCACAACCACCAACCCAAACTATATACTTATATTTTTTAGCTAAATCATTTTCAATTTCTAATATTACTTTATCCATTTTATTTTCCTTTTCTATTTAGTTATATAATTAAAGTTAAATTATTATTTTTGTTTAGTCAATACCTTTTGTAATTATTTTTTAATTTTTCCATACTACATTTAAAACAATATAAAACATTATCAAATATAAACATATTAAAAGATATTTCTTTTTTATTGCATTGTTTACAATGTACTATTTTTTTATTATCCAATATCATTTTCTATTTACTCTTGATAATGTAGGATATTTTAACTTAAAATCATAATCTTCAGCTATTTTATAAAAACATAAAGCTAATAATAATGTTAATAAGTATAATAAAAAATATTGATACATAGCATTATTAATATTTATTTCATCTAAAAAGAATATAAAACAAATAGCTAATATTAAATTAAGTAATGCCATTAAGTATGATAGTAAGTAATATTTATTCATGTTGTTTACTCCTGTTTTAGTTATATGTTTAATCGAGTTTTAAAGCTCCTGTAGTACAAGTAAATAAATTCCTGTACTACTAGAGCATTAAAATTATTTAACTTTTTCAATAATGGTTTGTACATTGTTAAATGTATAGCATAATAAACAATCCTTACATTTTTGAAAACAATTTATATTATTATCCTTATCAAAATTATTTTTATATGTTTCATAATCATTTTTAATTTTAGCTTTTAATTCTTTTGTTATTTCATTCTTTTGAAAAAACATTGTATTTTGATTATAATAATTTTTATAAGATAGCTTAACAACATTATTAAAAGTTTTATCAAAATATTTTGGTAGCTTTTTTAATGGTTTGTTTAAGGTAGGATTAGAATATATTAATATTAAATTACTTGGCTTTTCATTATTATCAAAAAACTTTTTAATTAAATCAAATCTTTTAGACCATAATGCAAAAGTAGTTTTAGGATTTTTCCTAGCTATGTTTACGTAATTTTCAAGATTAGTTAAGTTAATTAATTCGCCGTGGCTATCAAATCTAAAATATAAATCAAATATCCTTGGCAAGTTATCCCATTCAATTATTGAATTACTTAATAATTTACTGTTGTTTTCAAGTAATGCTACCATTGATTTACGAAAATTTAAGGTAGTAAAAGAATAACATTTATTACAAATAATATCTTTTTTATCTTTTTGTTTAATACAATATTCATTAGTTAAAGTATTAGTTGAAATATTATTTATACTTTCCATTTTGAAAGCACCTTTTGAGATATGTAAAGTTTGTGTTGTCATTTTAATATGTATCCTTTTAATAGTTAATTTATATTACGTTAATTTATTTAATTGTATAAGTAAAGTTTTTAATTATATCTTTCATTTAAAATTTTATTTTGCTTATTAGATAGTTTAAATTTATCTCTTATCTTTTCTAAAATTTCAATGTATTCAAATTCAAAACAGTCATATTTATTTAGATTTTCAACAGGAGAAAATTTATTTAATAAACCTTTTTTCTTTAATTCCCTGTTAGCTTTTTCCTGTTCTTTTATTATTTGTTTAATATTAGAGTTTAATAAATCCTGTAAAATACCTTTTTCAATAGCAGTAAAAGTAACAGGTTTATTTATATTATTTTGTTTCATTTTATTTAATCCTTTTATTGTTGTTGTTGTGAGCTTTTTAAAGCTCTTATGATACAGGCTTTTTATTTCCTGTATCATTAGAGTATCAAAAGTTATTAAGCTTGTTCTTTCCATTTTTTAATTGCTTTTAATTCAAATTGTACAACATCTTTTATAAATTTAGTATACTTTTTAGTACTAGCTAACTTTTTTAAATCCATAACAATTTTATGTAAGCTATCTAAATTATAATTAATAGCATTGCTATCGTAATGAAAAACAAATGTTAATAATTGAGTATAAGAGCAGTCTTTAATATTATTAACAATAGCATCAATATCATTAAGTTTATTTATATTATTACTATCTAAAATAAAACAATCTTTATTATCTTGAATTTCAGCATATACTCTTTTTTTAATTCTATTTTTAGCTATTCTAATAAATAGCCTGTTTATTTCAGCATTAATTAATTTTATTAAAGTTTCAGCATTATTAAAGTTATAATCAAAATAATTTCCATTAGTTAAAAAAACAAATATTTCATTAAAATCATCTAGATGTTTTTCTTGTAATGCATCTTGTTTATTAAACAATTCGTTTTTAATTGGATAATATAAAACGTTAAATAATTCCTGTTGTACTGTTGTACTAATTTTATCGATACCTGTATTTATTCCATTTAATGGCAAGTAATTTTTTAAAGTATCAATATAAAAATCAATTATGTTAGTACTATAAGAAAACATAAAAGTATCATCTAAAGTTTTAATTTCCATAGCTATAACAGGGCTATAATTAATTTCTTTATTTATTGTTGTTTTGTTGTTAGTTAATTGTTTCATTTGTTTTTCCTTTTAAAAAGTTAAAGTTATTGCGTGTTCTATTATTACTTGTATAACTAAAATTGTGTCAATAGTGTTTTTTTTAAGATTTATAAACTAATTTGTTAAGTTATTGTTTTATATAGATTTATTTAATTAACATTGTTAAAAGAAAACAGCTACAAATTGATATTATTAATTAACATTGTTAATAGATATAGTAAAAGAACGAAACAGGAACATTTATTTTTTTTATGCATAAATTTTAAATATACAGGTATGCTTTTTAAAAACATTGATGTTACAGGCTTTAAAAATGGATAACTGTTGTTTAATCAGCTAACATTATTAATAAAATCAATAGCTTAATAGCATAAAAATAATAAATAAGTTATAAATTGCTATAAAATAGTTATTTTTTGGCAGAAAACAGGCTATATATTATTATTTTAGGGCATACAGGCATCAGCCATGCCCCGGTACACAGATACGTGTACACAGAAATACACAGAAGTGAAAAATAGACTGTTAACCACTACATAAACTGACAAAAACGCTATATATAGTTGCATAAATGTCACACCTTTATAACAAAATACTGATATAACAAAATATATATTGACAACCTATTGTAAAACCGGTATAATTATGTATAACAGCCTCACCGAGAGTGTACATATTAAGTGTATACATATAAAATAAACACAGTTATAATAAAAAAACACTTATATGTAACAATTAAGTGATTTTTTCTAAGTATGATTCCCTCGTACCTAAATAAAAGTCCTTGACAATGAGTAAAAAATCCGTAAAACTATATACACCAGAGAATATGTTAGAAGCATTCTATGATGCTATCCGTAATAATAAGTTAGGTAGTCTACACATCCCTCACAGTTCCGTGTTTTATGTACGTGCTGCGATAGAAGCTAAGACAGGCAAACGCTATACACTGAAGCACGTTGAGAATGCCATGAGAGCAGAAGGAATGTTAGACGATGTTTGAAGCATTTGTATTTGTATGTATGCTGAAAGACCCAACAAACTGTCAAACACTAGCTGATATAGAAGGTCCGTACAAAACCGAGAAGCAATGTGTTGCGAGAGCATATGAAATAGCAGTTGAACTACCTGATTGGATGCCTGAATATGTAGCTGTCAGGTATAAGTGTTCCACTGAACAAGATAAGATGAACATAAACCATGACACAGAAAAAAAGAGGCAGTTTAAAGGGGTTCACCATAAAGAGTGGAGACAAGAGACCCACTAAACAAGGTGCAGGAATGACCAAGAAGGGTGTAGCCAAGTATCGTAGGCAAAACCCCGGTAGTAAACTACAGACAGCAGTAACAGAAAAGAAACCTACAGGTAAAAGAGCAGCTAGACGTAAATCATTTTGTGCTAGGAGTGCAGGACAAATGAAGAAGTTCCCTAAAGCAGCTAAAAATCCTAATAGTCGTTTACGACAAGCACGAAGAAGATGGAGATGTTAATATGAGAAACTTGAAGCCTGTACCTACAGGAAACAAAGGCAAAGGTTTATCTAAACTACCGGCACCTGTGAGAAATAAAATGGGATTCATGTATGGTGGTGGTATGCCAATGCCTAGTAAGAAGCCAAGAATGAGTAACACAGATTATAGAAAAGCATCAAAGGGTATGCTTATCATTTCTATAGACATGAAGAAAAAGAAAAAAGGCAAAGGTAAAAAGGCATAGATATGCGTAACTATGGCTCTGAATATAAACGCTATCAGAAACAAAGCACACAAAAGAAAAACAGAGCTAGTAGAAACGCTGCAAGAAATCTGTTAATGAAACAGGGTAAAGTGAGAAAGGGTGATGGTAAAGACGTTGCCCATAGAAACGGAAACCCACGTGATAACAGACCTAAGAATTTAGCTGTCTCTTCTAAGAGAGCTAATCGTTCTTTTAGAAGAACAAGAACAGCAAGAAAGGCAATATAAAATGGCTAAAGAATATACTGTAAAAGTGTTTGGTAAAAAAACTAAATACAGAAAAGTAAATGGAAAGTTTTTTAGAATTAAGAAAGATGGCACACTTGCAAAAGATGCTGCGACAGGACTTGTACTAGCAAACTTAAAAAATGCTGTAGGGTCAAAACTAGTATCAGGTCCGGGCAAAGTAATAGATATAGTCAAATCTGCTGCAAAAGAAAGTTTGCGTAAAAAAACAGGCAGTGGACAAATGTCACGAGGCACTAAACAGGCAATAGCATCTCCGACCAAAAGGGAGGATGGAAAGGCTGTATCTGATTTTGCTAGAGATATTAAAAAAGCTACTAAAAAGACTGTCACAAAAACTGTAAATAAAAATGGTCAAAATAAAACTGACAAAAAGGTAGAGCTACCTAAAAAGAGACCATTTAAAACAAACGAAAAAACCACAAAGCCATTACAATCAACAAGAAAGATAGATGTTAAAACAACAAAAACAAAAGCATTACAAAATAAACCTAAGAATGGAAATGGTAATGGTTCAAAGACCAAAACTAAGAAGCCTGAATCTAGGCTTGATGCCAAAGGTAACTACAAGGGTACAAATATTAAACCTACGAAGTTACAATTAGAAAGACTAAAAAAGAGAGGATTAGCATAATGGCAAAGAAAACAAAATACATGGCAAAAGGTGGCATGAAAAAGTCAAAGATGATGGCTAGAGGTGGTGCTACAAAGAAATCCAAGATGATGAATCGTGGTGGTGCTATGAAGAAAAAGTCAAAGATGATGGCTAGAGGTGGGGCAGCTAGACGTAAGTAATGTCATATCTCATAAGTAATGTACCCCATTTTAAATGTTGGGTACGAAGAGAGTTCACTTGTAATCATCAAAAATATCATGGTGAGTTCCTTCATGCTTTAGCTTTCGCAGTCAACACCATACCTGATAGGTCACTTAGCTTTCAGGTAGTCTTCACAGGATGTACAGAAGATGACAACGTACATGGTGGTGCTATGTGGGCAAGGATGCCGATACAGGCATTAGTAGCCGATATACCTGTAGACGAATGGGCAGAACCTATGGAAGACCATCTGTGTCAGCCTTGGGATTGCGAATCAAGAAATCACAGCGTTTTGGTCATGGACAGAGTTAGCTCTTCTCCTTGGCTATGTAAGATAGACAATCAGTTCTTTACTGCTAAATATATGTTCACTGTAGATTACACTGACCATGAAATAGCAGATGACCCTGCACAACATAAACAATCCCATGTTCTATCTTTGACAGATGCAGGGAAGTGGACAGGCAATATAGTTGCATTACCGAATAATCGAGTGAGAGCAACAAGTCCTGCATTATGGGTTACAGGTGAAGGTGCTCCTGATTTTGCTCCATCTCAGTGGACACACTCAGCAGAGGCACACGAATCCTACCTAGACCCTTTTACAACATTTAACAACCTTTATTCAGATGGTGGCAAAACTACAAACAATAAGAAGAAAAATAAGAAGTAAACAAAAACTTGGTTTTTCTGAAAGAGCTAGAGCAGTGAATAAGGGATTGTTACCCTCAAAGGCAAAGAAAAATGGCAGAAACAAAAAATAAAAAAACTGTTAAAAAGGTAATAAAGGGTTTAAAAAAAGCCTCTAAGTTACACGCAGGACAAGCTAAGAGTCTATCAGCACTCAAATTAAAAAAGGGTGGAAGCACAGTAAATAAGGCAGGTAACTATACTAAACCTACAATGCGTAAGGCATTATTCAATCGTATCAAAGCAGGTGGTAAAGGAGGTCGACCCGGTCAATGGAGTGCGAGAAAGGCACAGATGTTGGCAAAACGATATAAAGCTGCAGGTGGAGGATACAGAGGATAATGCCACATTACACGAAACCATTAAGAAAAGTAATAGGAAAGCTGAAGAAAGCTTCTAAGGCTCATGCAAGTCAAGCTAAAACTTTGACTAAGATAATGAAAGACCAAAAAAAGGGATATAAGAAAGTTGTCAAGAAAAAAAAGAGACCCTAAAGTTGGCACAGGCAAAAAACCCAAAGGTTCAGGCAGACGCTTATACACGGATGAAAACCCTAAAGACACAGTTAGCATCAAGTTCGCCACACCTGCAGACGCAAGAGCCACAGTTGCAAAAGTTAAAAAAATCAATAAGCCTTATGCGAGAAAGATACAAATCCTTACTGTTGCTGAACAAAGAGCTAAAGTAATGGGCAAGACTGAAGTAGTCGCAATATTTAAAAAAGCTAAAGAACAATTAAAGAAACAACATGACAAAAGAAAATAAAAAAAGATGTGATACCTGTGAATGTTACGATTGTGATATAGAAGATTGCAACTGTGATTGCCACGAAGAAGAAGACGAGGTGCAAGGTGCACCTGTATGATTGAGTTTGTGTTAGTGTTTATGATGGGAGTAAGAGTAATAGACCAAACACAAACTTTCCAAGATTTAGATAGATGTTTATATTTCGCAGAGAGACTGCATAGACAGCCACCCATACCACAAGAAGAAGGACCTACTTTACGTATAACTGCATATTGTAAACCCATAAGGAAGAGATAAAATGTTAGCAGAACTAGCCGCAGCTAATGCTGCTTTCAGTGTCATAAAACAATTCGTGTCCAACGGAAAAGAACTTAGTGGGTGTGCTAAACATATAAGCGATTTTGTATTTTCAAAAGAAGCGATAGAAAAAAATTTGAAAAAGAAAAAATCCAAAGGTGTAGGTGGTGCAGACCTAGAAGAGTTCATGGCTCTTGAACAGATAAGAGAGAAAGAAGAAGAACTCAAGAAGATGATGATTTATCTAGGCAGACCGGGTCTTTGGCAAGATTGGCAATCCTTCCAAGCAGAAGCTCGTAAGTCAAGACGCTATCAAGAGAAGATGGCACAAAAACGTAAAGAAGAATTAATGGAATATCTTGGTTATGGAATAGCTGTTATAGTTATGTTATTCTTTGCAGGATTAATGGCTTGGTTTGTGGGCAAATGGGTAGGAAGATTTTAGAGACACCTTGCATAGGTGTATGCAAATTAAAGGATGATGTTTGCATAGGATGCAACAGAACAATAGAAGAGATTAAACAAGCATGGCACTTACTAAAGGACAAAGGTCACTAGTTGCGTGGACAAAACAAAAATGGCGAACCAAATCAGGTAAACCTAGTACACAAGGGTCAAAGGCAACTGGCGAACGTTATCTACCTGAGAAAGCGATTAAGGCTCTTAGTTCCAGTGAATACGCAGCCTCTACTGCTGCTAAACGAAAAGCGACTAAGAGAGGTAAACAATTTTCTAAACAACCCAGCAAGACTGCAAAGAAAACATCAAGATTTCGTAGATT